GGGCCAACCGAGGACCCAGCCCGAGGTGAGGATGATGATCCGGTCGCAGATCGCGAACGCGGGCTTCCAGCGGTTGATGATTCGGCGGATGGTGTTGGCTTCGTCGCTCGCAGCGTCGGGGATCGCGCTGGTCCAGTCGCTTGGAGCGCCCGTCGCTCGGCCGGGAAGCGGTGCATCGAAGATGACTGCGAACCGAGTCCACCACCGGCGCGCGGGTTCGAGGCCCGGATTCGGCCACCAACTCGTCGCCATCAGCGGCGCGATCACCAGGTCGACGTTCGGATCGCCCGTGTACGACTGCAGCGTGTAGCTATTGCCATTCACAATTGCGAGATGGACGTTCTGATAGCCCAGCACCCAGAGCTGCGAGAGCAGCCCGTACGCCGTGCCGCCGAACGTCCACGCCTCCCACGCCTGCCGCAATCGCGTAGCGAAGCTCTGCGAAGTCTCGTCGCTGCCGCGCTCGAGTAAGCGATCGCCGCCGATCTGCGCGAGCGCATCGTCGGGCGTCACGGTCGCGCCCACCGGGTTGTCTGGGAAGCGCGCCTTGATCGCCAGTCGCAGCGTGTCTTTCGCGCTGTCGAGCGCACCACCGATCGTGCTGATGAAGCCCGCGAACCATGGCCGTCGCAGCGACGTCGGCACCAGGTTCTTCAGGTAGTCGGCGAAGCTGGTGGCCATCAGACAACCACCACGTTGAGCGTGAACGTGCCTGGCGAAGCGACGCGCGGCGTTCCCGAGATTGCGCTGAGGTCGATGTCGCCGACGGTGAGGATGAACGACGACTGCAGGCAGAGAGTGGCGAGCTCGACGTTACGAACGCCGGCCGGCGACTGGAGCGCCTCGATCACATCGGATTCGTAGACGACGCCCTTGATGTCGACGCCGTTCACGTAGGCCGTAAGGTTGGCCGTCGCAGCTGCGAGCGCCGCGTCCTGCTGGCCGTTCTTCACGTAGAGCGTGGCCGTGACCTTGATGCCCGCGTTCTCCGTGTTGCTCACCACGCACGTCGCCGGCAGGGGCACGCGCGGGTCGATGTACGCCTGCACGATGGCAACGTCGCCCGTGGGCACCGCACCGCTTGCGCCCGCGAGGTAGACGTCCACCTGGCCGGGCGTGGTGCTGTCCGGAGCGACCAGCGTGCGCGTGACGTCGGTGGACGCGGTCTTGGCCCAGAGGTCGAAGACGCTCTGAGTGGGCGCGCTGCCCAGCGACGGCCAGCGGGCCTGGCAACGGGCGATCAGCGACTGGTCGCTCTCCTCGTCCGTGCCCTGCTGGGTGATCGACGTGCCGCCCGTGCCCGGGTTGTTGATGGTCACGCCGGCGAGCGGGGTGAGCAGCGTGGTGATCGAGTTGATCCCCACGTCGTACGCGGAGCCCGCGCTCTCTGCCTGGAAGGTCACCGCGAGCGTGGTGCCCGCGGCGAGGTCGCCGCCCGTGGTGTTGATGAATCGGAGGCCGCCCGTGCTCTGCGCCACGAGCTGGCCGGGCTGGATGCTGTAGCCGGAGGAAGTCGCGGCCGCGGTGAGCACGCAGGCGTGCTGTGCGAACGTCGCCTGGTTCCGGTCGAGGTTGTAGAGCTGCTTCGCGAGCAGCGTGAGCCAGTCGCCGAGCGAGCTGTCCTTGCCCGGCGCGAGCGAGAGGAAGCCGCCGGCCGCGATGTTCGCGATGGCCTGGCTGCCCACCGCGAGGCCCTGGGCGAAGAGCTCGACGAGCGTGCGCGCGACACCGCCCTCCTGCCAGTCGGTGACAGGGAACGGCGTCGTCAGCGCCTGGAGCGCCGTCAGCAACGAGGCCTTCTCCTGGTCCGCCGTCTGCGGCGTCAGGAGCTGCTGGAGAGTGGGAGCGGGCATCAGGACGTGATGGGCTGGACCTGCAGCAGCTGCACGGTGAGGTTGGTGACGCTGAGGATGAGGCGGAACGGGCCCTGCGCGGTGGTGACCACCAGGGCGACGGCCAGGCTGGAGGTCTGGGCGTTGAATGCAACGGTCGCGCGCGCTGTGAGCACGCGCTGGTCCTTCTCGGCCTCGGCCTCGATGTCGTTGGCCAGCGCGGCCGCGGAGCTCGCGGTGAAGGTGTCGTTGAGCCGCCCGCGCAGGTCGGTGCCATAGTCGGGCGCGTACCAGAGCGAGCCCCGGGGCGTCTCGAACCGGCGCGCCAGGGACTCGCCGAGCGCACGATAGCCGCCCACCAGCGAGAACTGCGGGCTGAGGTCCGGCACGCTGCCGATGTCGATCCCAAGCGTGGCCGCGGCCGAGTCGACGGCGAACCCGGTGCCCAGCGCACCCAGATCCGTCGCCGGCGGGTCAGGCAGGCCGAGCGGGAAGCCGAGGGGAAATTCGAAGGTCACAGGGTCTTGCTCGTGTTCGACAGGTAGGTGGCCGCTGCGCCTTCGAATACCGTCAGGAGCGCGTTCACGGTTGCTCCACAGAGCGTCGTGAAGGTGGTGGAAGCGCCCGCCACGGCGCCCATGCTTCCAGCGGCGGTGTTGATCAGGTTCTTGGTGGGGGCCTGCCAGCTGACGCCCGGGTCGTTCGCCATTGCGGTCAGCGCAGAGGCTGTATCCGAGCACGCAGCGGCCACGACGGCTCCAAACGCTCCGGCTCCCGTCAAGAAGAGGGCCAGCGCCCCATGCCAAGTTGCGTGGGCAGCGCGGAACGTGGTGCCCAGCAGGAGCTGCTCGACGGCTGCCGTGCTACCGAGCCTCACGTCGGGCGAAACCACCGAGGCCTTGACGGTGGCGTGGATCTCGAGCTCGAGCGTCTCGCCGGCATCCTGGTCCCAGATCGGTACGGCCACCGGGCCAGCGCGGTCGCCGTTCTCGAACACCACCTGCACGCGCGAGCCCGGCTGCACCTTGAGCACCACGCCGGGCGCGGGCATGCGCAGCGGCAGCGCCTGCATGCTGGGCAGGAAGTTGCTGTCCGGCGCCACGTCCACGGACAGGTCAGCGTTCTGCACCACCACCTTCGCCGGGAAGTGCGGGAAGGCGTTCACGAACTGCATGTGGTGCTGGATGAGCAGCTTGAGCGATTCGCCCGCGGTCTTCATGCGAAGGTCACCACCGTGCGGATCGAGCCCTCGGAGATCACGTGCTGCACCTGGCTCACGTTGCGGCCGAGGAACGAGACGCCCGGCACGAGTTGCGGCGTCTCCACCCCGAGCTCGACGCGGCCGAGGTGCGGATCGCCGCTGAGCAGATCCGCGGCCACGTTGACGGCGGGATAGCTGTCGGTGCCCATCCAGACCGTGCCGTCGTACAGCACGCGCCAGGTGGCGCCGGCGCGGTCCGCGAGGTCGTCCAGGCCCTGGGCGGTGCTCTCCAGGAAGCGCGTCCAGCGGGCCAGGATGGTCGCGAGCACGCCCGGATTCACGGCGCCCGAGAGCGTCTCGCCCGAGTCGGCCATGAGGTCCTGCAGCGGGTTGCGCAGCGGGATGGCCCTGTAGCCCTTGGGCTTCAGGATCGCGTTCAGCTTGCCGGCGCCGCCCACCACGCGAAGGCTCACCCGGCCCGCGAGGCTGCCCGCCGACGTGGTGGTGCCCTTGAGCGCCACCTGGCCGCCGAGGTCGATGCCGACGCCGCCCAGGACCACGCCGGGGTTCGGCGCGTCCACGACCAGGTCGGCGCTCCAGGCGCCCTGCTGCGGCATGAGCACCGACCCCGAGATGAGGTCGTAGCCGTTGACCTTGGCGAGCGCCACGTCAGGGCCCCGTGTCCGCGTCGCTGGGCAGCGGCAGCGAGGGCGTGACCGGCACGTTGCCAGGGTTCGCCGTCGACGAGCTGCTCGCGGTGCCGATCACCTTCGTGTTGCCCTTCCCCATCCACTCCACGGCGCGCGCCTTCCAGTCGAAGGTGCCCTTCTCGTGCCCGGGCTGAAAGTTCTCTTCCTCGACGATCAGCACGCTGCGGATCCGCAAGCGCGCCAGCGACGGGTGCGAGATCGAGAGCGGCTTCGAGGTCTGGCCGGCAGCCTGAGCGGCGGTCGCGGGAACAGCCTGCCCTGCGCGCAACGTGGGCGAGTTCTGAGAGGCCAGGACCGACGAAGCGCCGAAGACGTCCGGCGCCGGGTTCAGGATCGCGTCGGGGTACGGGATGCCGCCGAAGCCCTGGTCCGCGGACACCGTCACCGGAAAGCCGTACTCCTGGGCGATCTGCAGCGGGTCCCACGGACCAGCAGCATCGCCGGTGGGCGTGAGCAGGCGCGCGTCCGTGTACGTGAGCGTGACCGGCGCGATGGGCTGACCCGGGCTCGCCGGCTTCTTGGGCACGGGGAGCAGCTTGTCGAGGGCGTCTACCAGGGCCTGCATCTGCTGCTCGGTCCAGACCGTGATGGTGATGTCCACCTCGGCAGCCTGCGCGCCCAGGTCGGTGAAGCTCTCACCGTCGGAGCCAGGGCCGCTCTTGCGGTCATGCTTGCGTCCGCGGCGGGCGTGGAGGCGCGCGCGCCCAGGCAGCTTCACGCCACCGAGCACGAGCGTGTCCCAGGGGCTGAGCTCCTGCGCTTCTGGAGCTACGCCACCGATCTCCCACTGCGGAATGCTCAAGTGTGGCTCCCGGCGCCCAGCCCGAGCTGCGCCAGCACGGCGTCGAGCGCGGAGCTGCCCTGGTCCTTCATGTGCTCCGCGAGCTCGCGCGCGTCCTTGTGGTCGCCGCCGTCGACGTTGAAGGTCTGGTACAGCGTCACGCCGACTTGTCCCACCGGGCCAAGAGCGGCGGCAGCGAGCGGCGTGGCGGCGTTGTCGACCAGGCTGTGGCCGGTGTACTTCTGGCTGTCCTTCTCGACTTCGCCCAGCGTGTCGATCGCCGCGCCGGCGGGATTGATCAGCTGGTGCAGGGCGCCACTCAGTCCCGGAATCTTGTCGACGAAGTCGCTGACCACGCCAACGTAGCCCGCAATCCGCTCGAAGAGCTCAGCGAGGTCGCCCAGGAACTTCGCGACGTAGCCGAACTCCTCTCCGATCTTGTGGGCCTCGGCCGCGAACATCCTCGCGGCAGCCGGATCGAGCGCGCCGCCGCTGGTGAAGATGCCGCCAGTAATCCCGAGTGCGTCGAAGAAGCCGAAGAGCGCCTCTTTGCCCATGGAGGCGCCGAACACCACCAGGCTGAAGAGCTTGTCCGCGATGTTGAAGACCTGAGTGAGGCCGTTCTCCAGCCGCTCCGATCCGCCGGGCCCGCTCAGGTCGCCGAAGAGGTTCTGGAACGCACCACCAAACGTGGCCAGCGCCCGCTTCTTCAGCGCGGCGCCGAACGTGCTGGACGGGTCGAAGAGGTTGACCAGGTTCGAGAGCGCCCCCTTCACCGACGCGAAGCCTTGCGTGCCGACGATGTCCTGGAAGAACTCCAGCTTCCGGCTCTTCAGGGTCGACATCAGGCCTTCAAACGTCTGGCCGAGCTTCCCGGAGAGATTGCCGAGCTGGCCGCCCTGCACCTGGGCGAGGGCCTGCAGCACCGCCGTCTCGCCCGTGCCGCGGTCGAATGCGCCCTGGCTGACCAGCTTCTTGATCTGCTCGTCGCTGCCCTGCCGCCCGCTGAGCTTGCGGAGTTGGTCGAAGATCAGATTCTCGGGGATGCCCGCTTCCTGCGAAAGGTACATCAGGTGTCGGTCGGAGAGACCCACCGCGGCGATGTCGCTCATCTGGCGGACGAAGCCCTGCACGCCCTCGTCGCCGCGCAGCGCCTTCACGTCGGCAGCGCCGACCAAGAGCCGCTGCAGCGTCGCCTGGTCCTTGAACCCCGCGAGCGCGAACCGCGTCTCGATCTCGACGGCTTGCTTCGTCTGGATAGGCAGTCGATCCGCGAGCTGCACGGTGGACGCGTAGAGGCTGTTCGCCTTCTGGGCCGAGCCCAGCACGGTCTCGAGCGAGACCATGGTGCTTTCCTTGAACGAAGCCGACTCGAGAGCGAACTTGCTCATCTCGAGCGACATGTCGACGACCTTGCGCCCTGCCTCCGCGATCACGTCGACGACCTTCTCGAAGGCCTTCTCGACGAGTCCTGCGACGGTGATCGCGCCAGCAAGCCCCGAGGTCAGGTTCCCGATTCCCTCGGAGCCGCCCACGCGCTCGACCTGGTTGTGGATCTCGCCGACCGCGCTGGACGCGGCCTTGGCCGGTCCGCTCATGCGGTCCATGAGCTCGAAGACCCAGGTCAGTCGCTTCATGTTTCACCCGGAGGACTTCGAGAGGAACGCGCGGATGAGGCTGAGGGTCTCGCCCACCAGCATCGCGCCCGCACGCGCGCGAGGCGTGTCTTCACCAGCGCGGAACGCCAGGAGGGCATCGGCAGCCGCGGAGAGCGAGCCAGCCTTGATGCGCTCGTACAGATCTAGAGCTTTTTTTCCTCGACCTCGACGCCGGCGCCGGCGAGCTCCACCAGCTTCTCGCCGAAGGTGAGCGCCAGGCCGGGCTTCTTGTCGAGCATGGCCTCGAGCTCGGCGCCAGGCGGGTAGACGATGCAGGCCCGCACCAGCGCCTCCGTGGCCTTCGACCGCTTCTTCGGGTCGGTGGCCATCTCCTGGAACCGGAGGAACTCCCCGCGCGAGGGCGCCTTGCCGATGACCTCGAAGTCCCCGCCCTTCCAGAGCCGGAGCTCGCCGTCGTAGCCGGACGCGCGAATCCTCGAGGTGATCTCACCGAGCTGCTTGTCGTCCATGGTTCAGCTCTCCAGGTGGTGGTGGTGAGCGGCTAGAAGCCGCCGAGCGGGTCGATGATGTCGCTGACGATGGCCTGCAGCACTCCGCCGTTCGTGGAGCCGCGCACGATGCGGAAGGGGCGCAGGTCAAACTTGGTGGTCAGAGCGTCGCTGCCCTGCTGGTGGCTGTCGCCGATCTTCTTGATCGTGCACTGCACCAGCTTGTCGGTGAGGACGGAGCCCGAGTTGGGCTCGGCCTTGTGGATCACCACGTCGAAGGGGATGCGCAGGTAGTTGGGGCCGAGCTGCGAGAGGAAGGTCTTCGCGGCCGCCGAGTACATCTCCATCGACGCGGTGTGCTTGGCGTTGCCGAGCGTGCGCGCGATGGCCTCCGACGCCGTGCCCATGACGTCCTGGCCATCGGTGTCGGTGTCGTAGTCGATGGACTTGAAGTCCAGGTACGTGATGCCGGCGAGCACGATCTCGACCGCGTTCCACTCGTGGGCGAAGCCGTTGACGATGGTGGGCTGGGACATGGGAGCTCCGAAGGGGATGGCGGGTTACGAGGCCTGCAGCGCCGGGTTCTCGAAGGCGATGTCCACGGTGATGAACTTCGCGTAGCCGAACGGCTGCACGCGCACCTTCACCGGCAGCTCCTGATCGGCGTTGACGTTGTGCGTGCGGTCGACCAGCACGTAGGCCTTGGTCACGTGGCCTGCGAGCCCGCTGGTGAGCTCCGAGTTGACGTAGGCCTCGATGGTGCGGGCCTGCTTCTCGGTCACCGCGCCGGGGTTCTGGTCGGTGTCGGTCTGCAGCACCAGGCTGTCGTTCAGGAAGTGCAGCAGCGCCGCGCGGGCGATGGTGCAGGCCTTGTCCATCACCCGTCGGTTCTGCACGAAGGTGAAGTCCGAGCCAGGAGGCGCCAGCATGCGGCCCTGGGTGATCCAGAAGCCGGGCATGCCGATGATCGTGCGCAGCGTGGTGAGGCGCGCGGCGTCGAGCGCGGGCGTCACCTGCTCGTCGCGCTGCAGCGCCAGGACGCCCGTGAGCGCACCAGTGGCCACGCGGCCGAGGTCCTCGTGGATGGGCACCTGGGCGATGCGCGCGGCGACCTCCCAGGCGCTCGAGCGGTGCAGCTCGAGCCCGGTGACGGTCGAGAGCAGCGTCGCCGTGTCGGCGCAGGCCATCACGCGCTTCGAAGTGGTGCTCGCGAAGCCGGCGATCACGTTCGCATCGGTGTCGTGCGGCACCTCGATGATCGCGAAGGCGTAGCGGAAGTTGGCCGCCGCGCCGGCGAGGATGGTGTCCAGCGCCGCCGCCATGGACGCAGCCGCGGAAACCGTCGCGGCCGGGCCGACCACGTGCACGCAGTCCCAGAGTCGCGTGTCGGTGAGAATGGCCGCGAGCGCGCTCTCGAGCGCGGTGAGGTCGAACAGTGGCGCAGTGGTGGCGAAGCTGTAGACGTCGCCCACCACGAAGTCGGTGCCGCTGCCGTCGGTGAACGTGAGCGTCACGTTGGTGCCGGGGATCACGTACACGCCGCCCACCGGGACCGCGACCTCCTGGGACCAGGTGTTGCCGCCGTCCAGCGAGTAGATGAAGGCCGCGGTCACGGCCGCAAGGGTTGCGCCGCCGCGGGTGATCTTCACCTTCACGTCGTACGAGTCGTACGCCGCGCCGCTCGCGACCAGGACCGCGACGCCGGTGCCGACCTGGGTCACCGAGCCACAGGCGCCCGCCGTGCTGGAGGCGATGCGTGCGCCGAGGACCGGGCCGCCGGCGATGTCCAGGCTCAGCGCCAGCGCGTCAACGAGCGGGCCAGCGCCGAGCGTTTCCACCAGCGTGTTCTTGTCGTTGAACGAGTAGATCTCGTTCGCCGTGCCCTGCGAGCAGATGCCGACCTTGAGGACGACGTTGTCGGTGGACTGCGGGACGAGGCCAAGGGCGCCGTCTCCGATTTGTTCAGTCACATCTGGAAGCGTGGACATGGTTGGTGTTCTCCGCGCGGCTCATGCCGCTGCAGGTGGGTTTGCCGCGAAGGTGGAGCTCAGCCGCCGTTCTCTTCGGTCGGCGGGTTGCCCGGCGTCTCGAGCTCGGGCGTCTCGGGGATGCTCGTGACGACCGCGGTCGGGTTGACCTGGTCGAGCACGGGGAACGCGAATTCGAAGTTGCCGACCCAGACCTCGCCAAGGTTCGACCAGGCCTGGTCAAGCCAGCCGCCGTCGAGCAGCTTGTAGCCCTTGGGCGCGATCTGGGTGATGTCGAGGTCCTGCGCGATGCCCAGGTGAATCGCAGCCAGCACCTGGGCGACGAGCGTCTCCGTGCTCGGGATGTCGGCGCCCCAGCAGTGCACCTGCACGCCGGCGTAGCGCACCATCAGCTGGCGCCCGGCCCAGGTCTTGTTGCCCGAGCCATCCACGCGCGCGACGGTGGTGCCGTTCGTGCGCTCCGCTGGACCGAACTTGTCCCGCGTGGGCACGAAAACCACGCGCGGGGGCACGGCGTCGGCCGCGAGCTGCTTCATGCCGATGATCACCGGCGTGCTGCCGAGGCGCGCGGTGACGGCGTTGACGACGTCCTGGATGGCCATCAGATCCCGAAGAGGGTCTCCATGAACGCCGCGACCTCGTCGTCGAAGTCGGCGAGCCAGACGGGGCCGAGATCGTTCTCCGGCACCATCTGGCGCTGGGGAATGATCACCTGCTTCGTCTTCACCCAGTGCCCATTGGGCAGCTTGAAGATCAGGTAGTTCGAGCCCACCTTCCGGGTGCGCTTGATGGTGTTGTCGTTGGCATCCTCGCGGTAGGTCGTGACCTTCCGCGCGCCGGTTGCCTTGATCGTCGCGCCGTACTGGTGCACGCCCGCGTACTTCACGGCCGTGGTCAGCCGGAAGTTGTCGCCGGCGGCCTTGAAGTTGAAGCTGTTCGCGAGGCGCCCCGTGTCGCGCAGCGTCTGGCCGCCCCGCCCTGCAGGCGCCCAGGCGCGGCCGTACGGATCCACGCCCTGCTCGAACTCCAGGCCCACGCGGGTCTGCGCGGCCGCGCCCAGCAGCTGGTTCAGCTCGCGCTTCGCACCGGCGCCGCCGAGCTCACGCAGCGCCTGCTCGAGCTGGCGCGCCTGGCCGTTGTCGCCAACGATCCGGAGCAGCGGCACGGCATCACCAGCCTCGAGGCGTGTCGGAGATCACCAGCGGCGCCGCCGGCGAGGTGCCGTCTGGCGTGCTGTCGACGAGCGCGGGGGCCACCACGCCATTGGACACGTCACGGAGCCAGCGCATCGCGTCGTCGTAGCCCTTCACGATGATCTGGTCCGCGCCGTTCTCCGGGTTGAAGCCGCGCGCCTTGAGCAGGTCGTATGCAGCGATCCCGCAGACCGCGCGCTTCAGCCCGGTGTCCGGCGTGACGATGGGCAGCGTGTACCTCGCCCGCAGGTAGCCGTCCGCGACACCGCTTGCGGCGTCGAGAGCGGCCTGCTGCACCGTGCCCGAGATCCCCGCCAGAGCTGCAGCGGAGATCCCGAACGAGGTCAGGTCTGTGGGCGAGGCGTAGCTGCTCATGGGTTACTTCGTGGTGTCCTGCTTCGCCGGGTCCTTCGCGGGCTGCTTCGCGGGCTGCTTCGCGGGGGGCTCGGGCTCTTCGGCAGGGGCCTCCACGCACACGATGTTGCCGTCGGCCTTGATCGCCGCGAGCTGCTTCTCGTCGACGTCGATCTCCGTGTTGCCGTCGGGGATGAACTTGCCGGCGCGGCGGTGGCCGCCCTTCATGCGCGAACAGACGATGACCTTCATGGGTGGACCTCGGCGGCGAGCTCGAGCTGCAGCCCGCCGCCAGCTTGGGGTTGGGTTACGCGATCTTCAGGCGAGCGGCGAGCCACCAGGGGCCGTAGCCCGCGGCGCCGCGCGCGCGCACGCCCGCGAGGTACTCGTCCACGTCGAACACGTGGGGGTCCTCGGGGTTGTAGCGCGGCGTGAACACCGCCGGGTCGCGCTCCTGGAAGATGAACGGCTTCACCGGCATGCGGCAGTCCAGCAGATACACGTAGTCGGGCGTGTCCGCGAGGCGGCCCGAGGTGACCACGTCGGCCATGCCCTTGAGCTGGTTGTCGATGGCCGCGGCCGCGTTCGAGCCCACCGCCTGGGCGATGATCGTGGCGTTGAAGATCTGCTTCGCCTTGTACTCGGACTGCGGCGGCACCAGCAGGACGTTCGGGTTCACGTCGAGCGGGTCGCCGTTCGCGCCCTTGAACGCGCGCATCTTGGCGAAGGCGTCGGCGATGTTGTCCGAGGTGAGACCGCCCGAGCTCGAGTAGTCGATGTCGTTCGACTGGGTCGCCGAGTTCGGGTTGTCCATGTCCACCGGGTGGTCGGTGTCGAAGAAGTACTGGTTGTCGTACACCGTGGTGGAGCTCGCGGCCTTGAGGGCAGCGATCACCAGGTTCTCGGGCCAGAGCTTCGAGGACACGCCCATCATGCGGACGTAGTCGGAGTACATGCCCGCGGTGTCGTCCTCGAGCTTGGTGCGGCGGATGCCGACGGTGAGCTCGTAGAGCTCGTTCACCAGGCGCTGGGCGCGCAGGCTGAGCTGGTTGATGACGCGCGGGCCGTACCACTTGCGGAGCAGCGGCACGAGGTCGAGCCAGCCGTAGACCTCGTCCTCATGGACGGAGGTCTTCTTGCTGGCGATCTTCTCCCAGATGGTTCCCTGGTTCTGCAGGGCCTCCTGGAACTGGAGGTCGAGGCCATGGAAGAAGGACTCGAGCAGCGAGGGCGTCAACGGCGTGGGCATGGTGGTCTCCGTGGGCGCGAGGGCGCCCGGTCAGGTGTTCGGCGTGTGTGGTTGAGCCCTGGTTACAGGCCGATGCCGAGGAGCACCTGCACGGTGCCGTCGGCGTTGAGGTCGTGGATCTTCCCGGCGCGCGAGCGCGAGGCCGAGCCGTCGGTCTTGGCCACCGTCTGGTCGTCGACCCAGTAGCAGTCCTTGCCGATGTCGGCCTGGTGGATCTGGTCGGTCGACGTGCTGTTGTTGAACGAGAACACGCCGGCCTCGGCGGTGCAGTACAGCGCGCCGTCGGCGCCGCCGGTGTTGTCGACGGGCTGGCCGTCGCCCGGGTCGGCCACGCCCACCGAGATGAGGCCGGTGGCCGCGGTGGCGGGCGCGAGGTAGCCGCCGTTCAGCACCACGCCGGCGCCAGGGTAGATCTTCACGCTGGCCTTCACCGGGCGCGTCTGGCGCATGGAGAGGACTTCGGTGCCGTTGCGGGGCATCTTCTTCGCGGCGGACAGGGACATGGTTCGTTCCTCGTGTGTTGGTGAGTGTGGGAGCGGTTACGCCTGGGCGGCGTCCGCCTTCTTCTTGGCGAGGAAGTCCTTCTCGGAGATCCCCAGCATCTTCGCGACGGCCTTGTCGTCGGCGCTGAGCGTGGCCAGGTCGCCGTTGGGCTCGGTCTTCTTCTCGTCGCCCGGCTTCGTCTCCTTGGTGGTGACGAGCTTGGGCGCGTCCTTCAGGAACGCCTTGAGCATGGCCACGTCCTTCTTGCCGTGCTCGAGCCAGAAGGCCTTCTGCGCCGGCGTGATCTTGCCGTCGCGCACGCCGCCGTCGACGAGCGCGGCGACTTCCTTGTCGGCCTGCTCGGCCTTGAGCTTGGCGAGCTCGGCCTCCGCGGCGTCGAACTTGTCGGCCTTCGCCTTGAGCGCGGCCACGATGCCCTTGGCCTCGGACACGTCCTTGGCGCCGGTGAGCTTCACCAGGTCCTGCTCGAGCTCGTCGTGGCGGGTCTCGCGCGCGTGGAGCACGGCGAGCGCCTCAGCCTCGGTGGAGTCGTCCTTCAGGCCCAGCTTCGCGAGCAGCGTCTTCATGGTCGGTTTCTCCTCTTCGCCCGCGTGGGGCTTGGTGGTGGCCGCCACGAGCGGCTGCTGGCCGTGCGTCGCGGGGTCGTTCGTCAGCGCGATGTTCTTGAGCTCGAGCACGCGGCGCGTCGCCAGGTCGAAGTGGAACGCCGGGCTGAAGTAGCGGTACTCGCCGTTCTTCAGGTACTCGCTGGCGCGCGGCGTCCAGCGGACATCGGTGGCCCAGAGGCCGTCCGCGCGCAGCTCGATCTTGTACCAGCCAGCCGCGGGCGCTCCCGTGGGCAGCGGCGGGTTCTCGAGGGACGCGTGCTCGTAGTCGAGCGAGTACTCGATGCCGCGCCGCTCCGATGCAGCCAGCACCGCTTTCGCCGCGGCCTGGTCGAAGAGGAACCTGCCCTTCTCGGTGCCCGCTTCTCCGAGCGCGAAGATCTTGAACTCCTTCGGCGGCTCCTTGCTGGCGTCCAGGATGGCAGTGGCGAGCTTGGCGAGCAGCATCAGGTCCTCTTCTTCTCCTTGGCCTCGTAGGCCTGGCGCAGCTCCGGCGGGTACTTCGACAGGTCTGGCGTCCACGGCTTCTCGACGTTGCCGAAGCCGTCCAGCGCCTCAACCGCCGGCGCCTTCTCAGCGATGCCCATGGCCTCGGCCTGCGTGCGCGTGAGCGCGAGCAGGTGCGAGCGGCAGCCGAAGTGCAGCGGCGGCTGGTGCGACTTCCACGCCGGGTCGTCCGCCGGGAGGATGGTGCCGTTCCAGTGCTCGCAGACCAACGTGGTCCGTCCGTCGAGCACCGCCGAGTACTTCCAGAACGGCCGGCGCTTCAGCACCACCGGGTTCTGCAGCATCTCCACCGTGCCCGCGCCGTACGCGTGCTGAACGTTGGTGCGGAAGATGGTCTCCAGCCGCGCCGGGTTCTTCCGGCCCCAGTGCTGCTCGAGCTGCGCGCCCACGTCCCGCTTGAACTCGTCGAACGTGGTGCCGCTGGCGACGGCCTTGTCGAGCGCCTCCCAGACCTCGTTCACCAGGTCGAGCTCGGCGACGCCGGCGATCACGAACGCCTGCTCATGCGAGGCCTGCACCAGCGCCTTGAACACATCCCAGCCCATGGGCACGCGGGCGCGGAACGCGCGCACCGCCTGCTCGAACTGCAGCGGATCTGCGGCTGGCTCCGGCTCGTCGTCGCCCGTGGGGCTGGCGATCAGCTTCGCCAGGTCCTCAAGCATCGTCGAGCACCGAGCGCTGCCCGGCGAGCTCGGCCAGCACGGTCGCGCGCTCCACGAGCATCACGAGCTGCGAGAAGTTCATGTTCGCGTAGGCAGTCACCAGCCGGCGCCGCAGGTCGGCCGGGCTCGTCGAGAGCTGGACGAGTTGCTTCAGGTGCTGCAGGTCCACGTCCAGCACGTTGGCGCTGTGCGCGGTGGCCTTCTCCACCAGGAGATCGATGTACGACTGCCCGCGGCGAGCCCCGGGCGGCAGCGTGTCGCGGCCGCTGAGTTGCTCCTGGCCGGGCTTCGGCGGCGGCGCCCCGCCCTCGCCCGCGTCGTCTGGCTGCCCCTGCTGCTGCATCGCCTGCTGGGCTTGCGCGGCCCGCTCTGCGGCCTCCTGCTTCTGCTTGGCCTCTTCCTCGGGCGAGAGCAGCGGCACGCCCTGCTCCTCGAGCAGCGCGCGGACGTCGACGGGCGCGGCCGAGGTCTTCACGGCGGTGAGGAACGTGCCGAGCTTCTGCAGCCCGTCCGCCGTCTGCTGCGTGTCCTCGGGCGGCTCCGTCTGCCAGGCCGGGAACGGCGCGAGCTCCGCGTCGCCCTGGTTGAACTGCGCGTACGGCTGCAGCGCCTGCTCCTGGATGGCGCCGCCCAGCTTGAGCGCGTCGCCGGCCTGGAAGTCCTTGCGCACCTTGTCGTGGACCTGCGCGGCCGCGCGCGAGCCCTCGTGCACCTCGGTGGTCAGGTTCTGGCCGAGCAGCACGATGGCGATCGCCGTGTCGGCGTGCTCGAGCAGCTTGTCGAAGCCCTCCCACGTGTTGGCCATCGCCTCCACGAGCTCGAGGCTGAACTTCGTGCCGTCCGGCAGCGTCACGGCCTCGATCGTCGTGTTCGAGCCGAGCGCTGCGACGGCTCGCACGAACTTCTGGCGGTCCTCGAGCGTCGCCGTCTGCGGCACGTTGGCCACCTTGATGGCCGAGCCCTGCACTTCGCTGTGGCGCGCCCAGTCGCGGCGAGCGAACGCACGGATCAGCCACGGCAGCGCCAGCGCGCGCACCTTCGCGCGCATCCAGCCGCGCTTGTAGCCGTACGGCATGAAGAGCAGCCACTTCGCGTCGACGCCGTCGAGCGGGTTCTGCAGCTCCACCGAGCCCTGCTCGGTGTTGACCTTGTAGGTCCGCGTGGACCAGTCCCACCAGATCTGCCGCGGGTTCCAGGTGTCGATGCGCGGCACCCAGCCGTCCGGGCCCGTCTTCCACACGAGCTCGGCCAGGCCGGCGTTGAGCATGATGCCCCAGCGCAGCAGCTCCTCGAGGTCGGCCTGGGGGAACATCTTTCCCCAGCGCGCCTTGATCTCCTTCGCCAGCTCGAGCTCGGCGTCCGGCGCCTCGTCGTCGCCGCTCGGCGGGTTGAAGTCCAGCGGCAGCGAGAGCAAGCCGTTGATGCGCGTGTCCAGTACGCCGCTGATCCGGTCGTCGCGCAGCATCGCGTCGCACAGGTCCGCGGCCGAGCGGAACATGCCGCGCTCGAGCTCGATGAGCGCGCGGCGCACCTTCTCGACGAGTTCGAAGTAGCTGTCCGGCGAGACCGGGAGCTCGCGGTACGAGACCGTGGGCGCCGACATCGGGACCGTCGCAACCTCGGTCGGGCGCTTCTTGGGCGCCTGCGAGGGCAACGCTGTGGGCGCGGCCGGCTTCGGGGCCGCCAGTGCCGCCGTGGGCTCCTGCGGGCGCCGGTAGACCTCGGGCTGTCGGTGGTGACGGCGGCTCATCAGAAGGTGCGCCTCGGCATTTCGACCCCGGTGAACATCTGGCCGGAGAGCATGGCGGCCTGGTCGTGGGCCGCGGCGAGCGCGTCCACGTCGTCGTCATGCTTGTCTTTGACGCCCGTGAAGTTGTGGATCACCGTCACGAACGGGTTGGCCCACGGCACGGGCATCGGGACCAGCACGTCGCCCTTCTTCTGCGAGGGCATGAGGATGTCGCCGCGGTTCCAGGCCGCCGCAGCGGGCTGGGCGCGGATGAACTTGTCAGCGCTCGCCTGGATCCCCATCAGCGGCACGGCGCCATCGCCGGTGCGCATCAGGTCCACCACGCCCTTCTCAGGGCCGGCGTAGTAGGTGCGCCAGGTGGCGCTCGGGTACTTCTGGTGCAGCGCGCGCAGCTTTGCCTTGAACGCCGGCGCGTCCACCTGCTCGCGGAGCACCTCGAGCACATAGAACCTGTCGCGCTTCAAAGTCGCGTCGTACTTGGCGGCCAGCACCACCGCGATCGAGTAGTCGGCCGAGGTCTTCGCCGAGTACGCCAGGTCGACGCCGATCGCGACGCGGTAGCCCTCGGTGGGCGCCACGTCGTACAGGTGCACGCCGTTGAAGACGGCGCTGCCACGCGGCCGCGGGTCGCCCTGGTACAGCGACGCCCAGGTGTACGGGCCCACGCTGAGCTTCTTCTGCTCGAGCAGCTTCGCCGTCCAGCGCTGCGGCCAGAGCACCTCGCCGGCATCCGAGAGCGCCGGCATCTTGATGTTCTTCCACAGGTGGCCAGCTTCGCCGCCGAGCACGTGCCCGATCAGGTCGTCGTTGACCCACCGGGTGTGGAAGATGAACGCGCTGCCGCCTGGCTCGAGGCGCGTCTCGGCGACGTCGTCCTGCCAGTCGCTCACCATCGCCCGGTACGAGGCCGATTCGGCCTGCAGGCGGTTCTTGTACGGGTCGTCAACGAGCAGGATGTCGACGCCCTGCGAGGTCAGCGGTCCGCCGATGCCGGTGGCCAGCAGCCCACCGCCCTGGCGCGTGCGCCACTCGTTGAGCGACGTGGTGACCAGCTCCACGCCGGCCTGCAGCGCCCACTGCTGCGCCTTGCGGCTCTTCGACTTCGCCGTCCGATCCTCGTACGTGACGTACGCGAGGGTCTTGTGCGGCAGCTGCTTCAGCGTGTCCGCGATGAACGCGAGCACGGTGTCCGTCTTCGCGTGGCGCGGCGGCGCGTGGGCCGTGACGCGCACCGACCTGGTCCAGCTGGCCTCGAGCTCCTGGACGAGCGGATCCAGGTGGCGCGGCGCCTGGAAGCGCGGGTTCAGCCGCGGGATGAAGTCATAGAGCGGCCCGGGCTCAATGCCGTTCCGGCTCCGGATCGTCGGCCCGGCCTGGTGCAGTGTCTCCCGCAGGCGCTGCAGGGACCGCACCCGCTGAATCATTCCGGCGATCGCCACCGAGCACCTGTGAGGCGACCTGGAGCTCGCCGACCACCTTCACGGCGTGCGCGATCGCGGTGATGTCCTTGGCCTCGGTGGCCTTGCCCACCAGCTCGTCGAGCTTCGCGAGCGCGCTCTTCAGGAAGCGCAGCCGTTCGTCGTGCCACTCGTTCTCGGCGCGCTGCCGGCGCTCGAGGTACATCTGCTTCAGCTCGAGATCGCTCGCGAGCCGTGCCCGGTAGTTGTGAACCGTGGCCTCGGAGATCTTCCACTTCGTGGCGGCACGGCTGACGCTGGTGAAGTGCGCGTCAACGAGCACCATCGCAGCGCGCTCGCGGTTGAAGACGTTGGCCATGCTTTCAGGTCACGCATGACGCTGTGTGCGGCGTGCGAACCTCTCACCCTATGGCGCCGACCCCCGTCTCTTTTCGCGAAACTTGATGAAACTTAAAATTGGTCCATCCGGATCTTGTCGAGCAGCGAGTCCCAAAACTCCGGGAACGACTTGCGAATCTCGCTCAGCATGACCACGCGTTTTTTTTTGCCCTGCTTGTGCAATTTGATTCCCTGCTCGCGGAGCAGCGACTCGCACCGGTACACCGACCAGCCCGTGAGCTGCGCGAGCTCGGGCAACGTGTACGCGATCTGAAGCTTCACCCGCGCGACCGCCGAAGCAGCTCGACGCGTTTCCGCGAGTACGCCCTCGCAGCACCCGCGAGAAGGGCCTCTGCTTCGCGTCTAAGCTCGTAGACCTGCGATCCGGCACTCGGGTCGCCTTTGCGCGCTTGAAGCGAACGTCGGACCAGCCAGGCCACTTTTACGCGATTTGTGCGGGACCTCCGCCACATGCGATCAGCCGCTGGCGTGCTGACGACCAGGGCCGCGAGCTCGCCGAACGCGGGAAACAGCTCGGCCAGTTCCACCGGCAGCGCGCTGTAGGCCTCGCGCAGCACCGCCGCCGCTTCGCGCCCGCAGGCCTCGAGCGCGCGGGAGATCAGCCGGGCTCGCGTCGCCGCCTCGAGCAACCTGCCGTCAGCCTCGCGCGGCACGGGCGTGTACGAGCCGCGTGCGCCACCGCCCATCTGCAGCTGGTGCACCATGCCGCCGAACGTGCTCTTGAGGCCCATTTCGCCGTCGGCCTCGGTGAAGAACCACCGCAAGTCGGCCTCGTCCTGCGGGCTTGGACGCAGGGACACCAGGTCGGTCATGCGCGCCATGCGCACCTCGCTGTCGGTCCAGATTTCGCGATCACGGCGCGTTGTCCTTCGGGTCCTTCTCGAGCCGGACCGTGAGCGGGTCTGCAACCTGGATCACCGCCAGCACGTCACGCACGCCGTCGAGGCTGTCAGAGACTTCGCGAAGCCCCTGCCCCAAGCGGTCCGCCAGCACCTCGGTCGCGCTGGTTTCCTCGCCGATTCCAGCCGCCTGTCGAACCGCGCGAGCCAACTCCCGGATGGCTTCGGCAATCAGTTTCGCTCCCTCGTCGGTCATGCGCTCTCCCTCGCTGGCGGAAGTGCCAGCAGCTCGTAGTCCTCGGCGTCGAGCTTGCCCGGTCCCCACGTGGACTGCTTCGCCACGCTGACCAGCTGCGCGACCTTCGCCGCGGTGAAGAACGCCTGCAGGCACAGGCTCGGATTGCGACTGCTCGCGTAGGGCTCGTCTCCGCCCTCGCACCACGCGATCCAGGCCTTGCTCAGCCACTCGCGCCCGTGGAGCGCCACGTGCTGCGCGTGCAGCTGGTTCAACCGCCCAGGATGCATCCCGGGATCTGCGTCGCCCCGGCACAGCGGGGAGTCCACTCGCCTGAGGCTCGCCCAGGCCCACCAGAGCTCAGCCTCGCTGGGCTGGTGGTCGAACTGCGCGGTCACGCCGCGCGTGTACGGCACGGGGTACGGCTGCATCGAGCGCTTCTCGCGCTTGCGCTTCGTGGGCTTCTGGGGGGCCGCGTCTTGCACGGTCAGGAGCGCCTGACCCTCGCGTGCCGGCGGCGGCGCGGCAACGCGCTCTGGCGCGTCAGCGCCAGCATCTTGTTCCTGATCCTGATACTGCTTCTGATACTGCTTCTGGCTTCGAAGGGCCTTCGAAGGGGCTTCGAAGGGCCTCGCCTCCGGACGGGGCATCGGGAGCGAGAACGAGTCCCAGTACCTTTCAACGAAGTTGCCGAAGAACTTGGAGTTTTTGTACTGGTCGACCAGGTCGACGACGAACTTTGCCCGGTTGTCTGAGGCCTTCATTCCGGCCCCGATCTGGATCCGGGCCATCTCCGGCACCCAAACCACCTCCGAATCGGGGTCGTAGAACGCGAAACCCTCACTTTCTACCCTTCGAAGGGCCTTCGAAGCCCCTTCGGCGGTAAGCCCGGTCTCGTGAAGGATCGTGGGCCACGGCAGGTAGTACAGCCCCACCATGTTGGCGGACGGACAGCTCACGAAGTAGATGGCCAGCACCTGGGCTTCGAGATCACCACGCAGAGCCTTGCCGGTGCTGCCCGTCCAGAACGCCGGCAGGAGCTTCCCGTACGTGCGCATCAGTTCTCGTCCTTTTCAGCGATCCGGCGGTCCGCGCCGGACACGCGAAGCGGCTGCTGCTCGGGCTTGCGGCGCTCTGCGAATTCCTTCACGCGCACGCGCCACTTTCCGAGGTCGCGGTCACGCTCGAACACGCCCTCGTCGAAGAGCAGCTGCTTGCCCTCGATGTACGCGCCGCGCGTGATCCCCAGGCCCTTCGCCAGGCCGGCCAGGAGCCCCTCGTCGTCCACCCAGGTCCCACGCACCTTGTAGAGCTCGTCGAAGATGGCGTCCGCGGCAGCGTTGCGCTCGGCCTTGGTGGCCTTCTTCGACTTCCTCGAGCTCGCGGCCTCGTTCACCTCGCGCGCGGTGACGTCGCAGAGCTCGACGAACTGGAACGCGCCGCCCTTGCCCACGCTGCTCTCGCGCTCTACGAGCTCGAAACGAATGGACCGCGGCCGCTGCGCGAGGTTGCCCTTCACGTAGGCCATGATCCGGCGATTCGGATCCGCGGGGTCCGGGCCCACCACGTACTCGGCCTTGGCCATGCCTGAGAAGGCGATGGAGCCGCTGCCGAGGTTGATGGCCGCGCCCTCGCCGCGCTTGTTCTGGTGGCGGATGGCGATGCACGCCAGGTCGAGCCGGGCCAGCGTGGCGCTCAGCACGCCCATCGCGGGGCGCACGTGCTGCTCGCTGTTGTAGTTGAGCTCGGGGTCGAGCAGCGTCACCAGGCCGTCGACGACGAGCAGCCCGATCGGCTTGCCGTTGGCCCTCTCACGCCTGACCATCGCCTCGAAGGCGTCGGCGCGGCTGGGGAAGGTGAGGAGCGAGCTGGGTCTCTTCGGATCCCAGCGCAGGTGGTCGACGCGCTCCATCACCACGCCGTGCCGCTCGAGGCGCGGGCCGATGTGCAGCGCCGGGTCCTCTTCGATGGTCACCCAGAGCACGTTCATCGGCTCGCGCGGGCCCGGCGACGGATCCCAGGGCACCGACTCGCCGCGCGTGACGCACCCGACGATCTCCGAGACCGCGGTGGTCTTGCCCTGGTCGGGCATTCCCTGGATGTTCACGTAGGCGCCGAACGGGATGTATCCGGACACCATCCACGAGATCGGCTTCAGCTCCACGTCGCGCGCGAAGTTCTGCAGCTCGAAGCCATCCGGCGCGGCCTCGTCAGGCTTAACGACGCGCAGCTGGCGCGGCTCGGCCGCGGGCTCGTTGAACGACCGCTTGATCCACTCGGGCTCGTCGAAGTCAGCCATTTGCCGCCCTCAAGAACTCGTGCACGCCCAATGTCACGCACGCGGC